TATGCTCTACTGCCCACTTGAAGGCATCGGCCCATTCGACTGCCCGATCCTTGTAGTCGTATTCCTTGAGTACGCGCTCCTTAGCCGCACCCGCGAGTTGTTCGCGCAAGTCCTTGCTTCGGACCAGCGACTTCATTGCGTCAAACCACTGCTGTCGTCCACGAGCAAGAAGCCCATCAACGCCGTGGTTGACCATTGAGTACGGTGCTTCGCCGTATTTAAATCTTTCACCGACGAACGCGGCTCCGACCATCGAGTATTCCAGCCAGTGCAGCTCCGACTTGCAGCGGTCAAAGTCATCCCCACCGAGCGGAGCGATGCCGATGTCTGGGTGGCTGCGTGCAAGGATCTCGGTGAACTGCTTGATGTTCTCTACGTAGTGGAATGCTTCGTCAAAGAATGGGGCGACGACTTGTTCGGTGCCTGGGTTTACTCCGATGAAGACGTTCCAGAGTTCCTTACGGAGATCTTCAATCGCCTTCCCCGCGTATCCGCCTTCCCACTTCCCACCGACACCACTAGGGTATCCGGCGTAGTCGCGCATTCGCGCCGTGCTGCCGTAATAGACCACGCGTGGCTTGTCACCGCCGTGTTCTGGGCGTGTAGCACTAGTCGTATAAATCGAAGGATCGATTGCATTTCTGATGACCTTAATGTTGTCGTTGAGATGGCTATACGCAGTCTTGATTGGACCCGTGCTGACGGTAACGAGGTCAGCCCTCTTGGCCATTCGCTCAATGAGCGGTCGCTCTGCTTGAACGTCTGGGAAGTATCCGTTCCACGTACGGATCTGGAAGTGGTTGTCGTCGGTCTCGTAGATGACCGCCTTGTTGTTGCTCTCGCTCTCAAAGGCTGGCCACATCCACTCGGTGATGCTGTCGCGCATCTCCATCTTGTGTGGGTGGACGAGGATCTTTGCTTGATCCTTCGTTGCCGTGCCACAGGTATGGCACTTGGCGGAGCAGTTGTAGTAACGGCGGAACATTACGACGTCCGCCCAATCAATGTCACTGGTGTCCACTGACAGCAGACCCTTTGCCATTGCCTCCGCTTGACTGAGTCCTTGTGCGCCGTCCTTGGCGATGAAGTTGACCTTGTCAATGTGCCTGACGTTGATGCCCATCTTCTTCCACTCTTCGTCAAACATATGACCACGGAAGTAGGCGCAAGGTCCCTGCTCGGCAGTACCCCATACGAGAATGTTCATCCGACCCTCCTGAGCGAGCATAGAGCCTCGCTGTGCTCTGGGGGTATCTACATACCACCCCCGACCTTTTCGTGGCTCCTGGCGCGTCCTGGATGCCTCTACGTTGATTCTATGGCGGGGGTCCCGCCCCCCTCAAAGAGGGGAGCGGGTCATCGGAACCCCCAGTACCGATTAGACGGAGACCGTGGCCTGAGTCTTCAGGATGCGATAGCGAGCGCCTGCCTCGTCGAGGAGGAGGGTGCCGAAGCGCATCTTGTATCCGACCAACGCCTTCTGGGCGAGTGGGTCGGAGTGGTCACCACCCGGAGCCACGAAGTAGCTCTGGAGGGTCTGGCTGTCGCCAATCGCGTAAGCGTCTGGTCCGAGGAACAGAGCGTTGTACACGTTGCCGCTTGAAGCACCAGCGGTCGCGTAGACCTTGGCGTCCGAGGAGACGATGAAGCGCACGCCTGCGAACATACCAATCTCGCCCGTGAGCAGGTTGGTGTTGTCCACATACTTGCGCGACTCGATCCAACCGTTTACGCTGGTGTCTGACACGAGGTCATACTCCTGCGCAGGGTGGATGATGCAGCGGTACGTGCCGTCAGCGAACTGAGGAACGTTGCTGCCCTTGAGGCGAGCGACCATCTGCTTAACGAACGCTCCCGAAAGGACGCCCGCCGCAGCGACTGCCGAGTTGGCAGTGTTCTGCGTCAGCGTGGTTGCACCCGTAGCGCCGAAGACGGAGCTGGTGAGTGCCGAACCAAAGATCTCGTCGCGGACGAGGTGGTCCATTGAACGAACAGCCTTGTAAGCAACACGCTCAGCAGCGATGCTGATGAGGTCGTGTGGCGAGTCAAGGTTGGCGAGGTCCGAGACCGCAACCGTCGCGCCGTACTGCGCAGCGGTGAAGAACTCGGATGAAATCGTGAGGGCATCGTCCGTTGGGGCGACACCTTCCGAAAGAACCGTCGTGCTAACCGCGAGGTCGGCATAACGAGCGTAGCGAAGGGTGTTCGTACCCTTGATGAAGCGAGCAGGGACGTACATCCCTGGCATCGCGTGAACGGCACGTGCGCGCAGTTCCTCTTCAGCCCGTGCAGCGACAAGCTGCGTGACTAGATCGGAAAAGTTTGACGTGCCGGTAGTCGTGGTAGCCATTGTATGCTACTCCTTCTTACTCAGCGAATGGATTTCCCAACGCCTTCAGAGCATCAGAGATACTCTTTGAGTTGGGCTTTTCAGTTGGCGCGGCAGTTGCCCGACGCGCATTGTTTGGATCCACTGGCGAAGGGGCCGACTCTGGGGTAGCAGCGGCACTAGCCTGCTTCACGAAGCTTTCCAGCGCAGCAGCGCGGCCAACCTCATCAAGATTGCTGGTGTCCTTTAAGAACTGATACGCGAGTGGGTATTCCCGTGCTAGGCGCTCTTCCTTCACAGCCCGCTCGGCGGTTGCAGCCTTCTGCTCAAGTTCTCGAATCTTGGCTTGCGCCCTCTCGAACTCAGACATTGATGCCTGCTCCTGCTCTGCCTTCCAGCGTGAAAGTTCTTCCGCCTTAGAACGGAACTCATCGAGTTCCTTCTTCGTTGCGGTGAGTGCCTGATCCTTGCCTGCTAGGCGCTTCTTCCAAGTGGTAACATCCGCCTCGTTCTCAGTGGGAACAGCAGCAACCTCTGGGGCTACTACCTCATCCGACTGAACCGGGGCGCTGTTTACGACTTCGTCAGCCACAGCATTTCTCCTTTTTCTAATTCCTCCCCCGCACAGCGCGGAGGTTAATTCTTACCTTGTAGGATTTCGAGGACATCTGGTGCGCCCTCGGTTAGATCTGGGGTGTCCTTGATAATGTCGTCAGCGGCGTTGAACCCCATTCGCCACGTACCAGCAATAGATGCTCCGACAACCTGCTCGAATGCAGCCTGTGGGATATTGGCCACATCAAGACCTTCGCCCTTAAGACCTTCGCCGATGACGTACTTGCGGAAGGTTGACGAGAATCCAAAGCCGATGTTGTCTGGCGTATATGGGACAAGCCACGTCAAAAGCATCCAGGCTTCTGGATTGTCCTCAATCCACGTCCTGAACTCTGGGTCGTACTTCTCTGCCGCAATGACGGAATCAGAGACGCTGTCCAGTGCCTGTAGTCCAAGGAAGAGTCGGTCGCCGCCAAGCTTTCCTGGGAATGGTGTCTTGACCATTAAGCGGACAAACTCAGGGATAACCTTGCCGACCATATAGGACAGCGGATAAAGGGCAAGGAGCGGATGGTTAAGGCTGCGCTCCCACCAGGCTCGGTTTGGATCAAAGTAAATTGCACGACGCGCCCGCTCACCCTCTCGTGCCGCAGCAGTTCGTGCTGCCTCAACGACGTTCTGGTATAGCATTCGTTCTTCTGGTGTCTTGAGCGCAATGAGTCCGACCTTCTCTCCTGCTTTGATCAGTTCGCGCATTGCGATAGGATCTGTTCTTGCAATGAAGTCAAGTCCGATGTAGTAAGCAATCTTCTCTGGGTCGGATGTGTTAAGGAACTTTCCAACCGACGCAATGACCTGTGGGGATTCGTCGTTGAGAACGCCGTACAGCCTTCGCGCCATACCCTTAGAAATAATTGCCTCAAGCGCACTTTGCTTTCGGTCGTCAACCGCGAGAACGCTTCTCTTTACTGCGAGACCAACATCCCTAACGCCAGCCTGACCTTTTGCCAACTTGCCGAGGGCTTCCATTACCATTGGTTCTTTATTGGCAATACGAATCGCAACCCCATTGGAGGATTGCATAAATGCAGTCTGTGCGTCGCCAACTTGGTTGTGCTCGGCGAACTCTCCAATTATACCACGTGTTCCAATGGCGTTCTTGTTTAGACCTGCAATGCGTTCTTCACGAACGCCAGCGCCAGTCGTAAACCTAAAGAACGTAGGCTCAATGTTCTCTTGTCCATATCGGAACTGCGGAGCGCCAACGCCGAACCTAAACCTTGGGAAGAAGTTGTCGCTGACGATAGCGATAGCTGGAAACTTCATCTTCACCCACGAGGTGAACTTTGGCATCAACCCGAGGTCAGACAGGTCCCCGTTGTATGCCTTAAAGATGTTCATAAAGACTGTCTTCCAGACATTGTTTGCTGGCACCCCGGTGCGCTCGGAAATGCGAAGGATTGCTTCCTTGCTTAGTGAGGCATTAATTGCCTTGGCAAGTGAGCTGTTGGAGCCGAGTGCCTGCTCTAGGGCAAGACCGCGAGGAAGGATCTGTTGCTCATCGCCAAGTTGCCTAATAACACGAAGCGTTTCGTTGGCCTCTCGTGTTGTCATACCAATACTGTTTGATTCAGTGATCCATCGATCACGAACCTTTTCCGAAATTATCGCACCGTAGCGACGTCGGAAGGTGTAGTTCAATGCTGACTGTACAGCGTTGCGCTTGTAGGTTAGTGTTGCCTGACCAAGGCTGGTCGGGTCAACAAAGACATCGTCTACAAGGTCGGCAAACGGAGAGAAGGCGCGAGACTGATACTCGCGTCCGATCTTGTCGGTCAGGGTCATCACCCTGCCAATGACGCCATCCTCTGGCGCAATGCCAAGTTCATACCCTGCTGCCCGTGCTTCATCTTGGTACTTGAGCGCCTGTGGTGTCAACTCGATAACGTCATCTTCTGTAATGCCACGGACGAATGACTGCTTGTTCTCATCAAGATACTTGGAGAAGTCCTCGGCAAGTTCGTCGGCATTAAGGCGAGCGAGGTTCTTGCCACCGAATGCCTCGTATAGATCGGAGTATTGATTTGCAGCGTCGCCAACAATCTTTTGGATAGCTGCTGGATTCCCCTTGGCAGCCTCAATCGCAGCCCGAAGTTCGTCCGCACGACCCTGTGTAAGCGAGCGTGCGGAGATTAGGGTCAGTCGCTGGCCAGGTCCACCCTTGAACGTCTGTCGAACCGTGGCAATACCTTCGGCCAGGCGACCAAAGGAAGACATTCTTGTAAGATCAAGGAAGTCTAGTGCATCGTCTACCTGCCCGCCTCGGATAGCTGGCGCGATTACTTCATCAAAGAGTCGTCCACCCTGCTCTGCGCTAAGGCTCAGGCCATAGCGAAGATTGGAAACAACGTACTGTCGTGCGGCATCAATGTTGCTTGGGTTTGTAAACGCAGTTAGTTCACGCTTTGAGGCAATTGCTTCTCGCACGCCAGCCGTAGTGACGGCTCGACCCTGGGTCCTCGCGCGTGTGGAAAGCAGGCTCTCCGCTTCCTTTGGGCTCTTGACGAGGATGGCATTTCGCTGAAACTTGCTTTGGTATTCGTTGGCAACCTTGATGAGACCCTCTTCTCCATCTGACTTCAAGACCTTCAGGACAAGTTCCTCGACCTCTCTAGTCCTGAACCCCATTGCCATAAGAGTGTTAACCAAGCCATCATCTCCCTCGGCGATTGGCTTGTTCAAGATCTCAATTGCCTCATTGACAACTTGTTTCTCATTGGCGGCATTCAGCCGTGGCTTAAGTGTGGCAAGGTCATCGGAGATTGAAACGACTAGGCTTTGCGAACTTCCACGAACGGCAAGAGCAGACTCTTCGGCTACGAGTCTTGCGGCACCAGCCTTGGCAAATCGACTCGCAGTGTATGAGGTTAGGCGCGAGGCTTCTGAGACGACTTGATCTGCGTCTGAGCCAGCAACGCGGGATAGGGCGCCAACATACTTCTTGGCGTTGGATGCTTTGTAGGCAAGCTCGAATACACCTGGAGCCTTTCCAGCAAGGAATGTGGAGACAGCGCGGGCAGACCCACTGGTCATACCAGTGATGGCATTGTAAACTGCGCCGACTGGTTGCCACACCTGCCAGAACTTGGCGTCTGGTGCGGCGAGTACTTCTCCAGCCCTTACGGCCTTAGAGAGTGCGCCAGCGCGTGCTGCGCCAGAGGCAATTGCGCCAAATGGAACCCACGTCAATGGATCGGTAACGAGTCCGAGGACAAGGTCGCGTGCGATGTCTGGCTTGGAGCCAAAGGTCAGACCCTCCTTGTAGATAAACTCAGCAATCTCGTCCTGTGTAGCGTTGTTGTTGAGTAGTTGCTTGATTCCGGGAACGTTGTAGTACTCCGCTGCGTTTCCGAACCCGTCCTTAAGATTTCCTTCCATAAGTTTACGGGCGGTGTCCTTGGCGATAAGGTCCTTCTGGACAAACTTGGATGGTGCGCTGATGACCTCAAGTGCAGCGCCTGGAATTCCTGATACCACGTCCCCGACACTAGGGCCAGTTTCCACTGGCTTGAACGATCCAATAGCAGACCCGACACCACCGATAGCACCACCGCCAAGCTCAAGGGCACCCTTAGCAACTCCACCGACAAGCGGGATTGACCCGACAAGTCCAAGGATTCCTTTACCCAATCCCTCAAGGGACTGGCCAAAAGTTTCTGGCTCAGATACGTTTACCGATGCACGACCAATCCCAGGGCCAAATCGGCTCTGCGAACCACCAGCAGCGGACTTACCGACACCAAAGGAGACGTCGCTAAGGATTGATGAAACCTGCTGACCGCCGCTACCTTTGCCGAAGATGCTTGGCATTACCGAGCCGTCCTTCCACCTAGGGGCGTTACCGCCCTAGTTGTAGTTCTTGGTGTTGAGATTGTTCCACTTGCGCGCTCGCCAGCTCGGAAGTCAACAAACGGCTGCGCCGTCAGAGAGAGACCAGCGCCTGGCGATGTGGTCCTTGGTGTTCCCTTTGGAAGCGGTCGAACTGAAAGCGGACCTACTTGGCTAGTTGGGGCAAGTTGCCTTGGAGCAACCGAGGTTGCGCCAGATCCAGAAGACCCAGGAATTCCTGGTAGAACAAAGTTAATTCCAGCAGATAGCGCACCACCTACCGCGCTTGGGATTCCGTAGGCAAGAGCACCGCCAGCCTGTAGCGCACCCTGTCCAACACCACCAGCCAACTTGCCAAGCTCACGGAAAAATACGTTAGCTCCACCAAGAATTCCCTCAGCGCCCTCACCAAGAACTGAAGATACTCTTTGGTTTGCCGCAAAGTCAGCCGATGATGGAACTCTGCTAAGAGGATTTGGTTTTATATTTGAGACAAAAGCAAGGTTTGCCTTGGCTGACTCTGCCTGTTGCCGTGCCATATCGGCGTTCATCTGAGCAATGCGGACACCTGAGTCTTCCGCTCGACCAGCGATAGAGTTAAGATTGCTTTCAATCTTGTTGATCGTCAACGTCATATCTGCCTTGCCTGGGGTTGAGTCAGGGATAGCAGCCGCAATGTTTCGTAGATTTGTGACCGCACCGTAGGAGCTCTGTACACGAGGATCGTCAGGGGACACCTTTGCATATGGGTTGACTCCTGGGCTCTCTAGAGACTTTAGTGCACCTGGATCAACAAAGTCAGACAGGCTGGCCTGTGTTCCGGTTTTATCCATCCTAATAGACTCAATTGTTGTATATCCATTCTGGTCCTTCTGCACGTTGACGTCAGAAGTAATTAGGGCGTCAGTTGCGCCAGAACGCTTGATCTTAGAGACATCAAATGGTGGGTTAATGTATACCTTTCCTTCTTTGGAGTCGGCATACAGCGTTCCGCCCTTAGTCTCGTAAGCAAATCCCCACGGTCGTGCGGTATCAAGGTTCCCTGCGATAGCGCCATAGATTGGCGTACCCTTGTAGGCAACCGTTACAACCTTTCCCGTAGCGGTCTGTTCGATCTTATAAAGAATACCCGCGCTTGGCGCAGGGACACCAGCAGGGATGTACTCAGTGGAGTACGTTCCGTCGGTGTTTCGCTTGCGGGTGATTACCGTCTGGCCAGTGGAGATCTGCTTGTCAAGGTTTAGGGAAATGCCAATGTTGGACAACTCGGCTGCCGTAAACTTATTATCCCCAGAGTACGATTTTTCGTTGAAGTCTTGAGCGTCGGATGAAAGCCCAGCCTGCGCCCGTTGAGCAGCTTGGAAGTCATCCATATACGTCTTCGGAACGATGCCAACTGTTTTTCCATTGAGAGCAGCATCAAATGCATTTGCTTCATTCTGGATGTTTAGGCTAACCTCTTGCCCTGCCCGGTCAGTTCCCGGCTTCAACCCGCCACCGAACGATGCTGTGGTTTCTCCTCGAAGAAACTTAACCCAATCTTTAGTGACGGCAATCTCGTCAGATGGGATTCCATCAGCGGCAGCCATCAGGGCGTCCTTAAGTTCTGACTGCTTGACGTATCGCTCAAAGGAAACGTCCTGACCAGATACCAACTTGGCGTCGGTTGACACGTCTCGAATTGCGCGAGCGTCATTAACCTTTCCTTGCGATTGAAGTGTTTGGGCATAAGCGTCTGACTTTCCGCGAAGGTCGCCAATAGCGGTCCTGATCTGTGCCTGAACGTCTGGGCTGAAGTCATCAAGCGCAGCGGCAAGCGTCACGGCTGGAATGTCTTGGAAGTTGAAGTTTGGATCGCTTGCATCAATGCCAAGTCCAGGTGCAATCAGTCGCGCGTACTCGTCCACAACCGCCTTGGCGTTATCGTAAGCAGACTCGCGGCTGCTAAGGATAGCTGCTGCGGCCTTGTCGGCAACGACGCGGCGTTGTTCTTGAACGGCGAACTTCGTCTTGGCGATGTTATTCTGTACTGTGTCTAGGAAGTCACCAGCGATGCCCGTCTCGTTCAGCTTGGATCTCCAACCGCGGTAGAATTCTAGAAGCCCCTCGTTTGCCTTCAGGACCTGCTTGTCCTTGGATGGGTTTACGCGAGCAAGAATGTCGCTCTGCTCTCCAAGTTGGTATTCGTAAAGCGATGAGTAGACGTCATACTTTACGTCGTCGTAGAGTGCTTGGTCATCAACGAAGGCGTCCATTGCCTTCTGTGATCGACCCATAAAGTCTTCTTCGCTAATTCGGTCGCCAGCAAGATCGGCGTAGAGGAACTTAGTGACGTAATCCTTTGTGATTCCGTACAGTTCACCATCATAGTCGGACCCTTCTCCCTTGAGGAAGTCAACAATCTCATCGTAGTTTTGGCCTTGGCTGCCATTGAAAGAGTTCTTTAGTTCAGTCCACGTATTGCCAACCTCAAACTCCTTAGCCTGATTGAGGAGAGCGTCGTAATACGCCATCTGGGCGTCGCTTACCTCACCACCGCCAAGCCGTTCGTTCACAAACTTCACGAGGTCGGAATACGACGGGACAGACCCGCCGAACGCGGTCCCCTCGTAGAACGCCTTGAAGAGCATCTGCTCCTCAGCCGCAAGTTGCTGCTGGACAAGCGAACGGATCGTCTGTGAAAGATCGCTTGCGCCAGTTTCAGATCGACCGAATCGTCCTCGTCGTGCCATTATGCTTGTACCTCATTAGTAGCGGTTGGGGCTGGTAGGAGGTTCTCTTCTCCCGGAGCTGCTGCGTTTGCAGCATTTGCTTCAGGCGGCAACTGCGCTTGGTTCTCTGGCTGGTTCAGTGACTGGCTTCCATCCACTGCTCCAGAAAGCGAACGCTGTGCGTTGAGCGCCTGTTCTTGTGTGATTGCCATCTGGTCTTGCATTGCGCCCTGCTGCTGCTCCATCTGGGCCTGCTGCTGCATCATCTGCATCTGTTGCATCTGACCAGCAACCTGCGCCATCGTGGCAACAGCGGCTGGGTTGAGGGTGGCATCCGTCTGTTCGTCGCGGATGAGTTCCTTCTCGCCAATTGGATCTTCCACGCCCACGCGGTCCATCGCACGCTCTGCCGACCAGAGTCGGTTCTGCACGAGGTTGATCGCGGTGCTGGCAAGTTCCAGTGTGTCTCGCGGGGTAAGTTCTGGGGCGATGATCTCGATTCGGTATTCGCCAGCAATAAGTCGCTTGACGTCTCGATCCTTCTCTTCCCAGATTCGGGCGCACATCTCCCAGACCTTCTTCATCCACGAGTAGAACACCTTGCGCTTTGGCGCGAGGCGTGATTCGTAGTTTGCAATCAGGGCCGCGATGGCGCGGGACGAACCCAACACCTGCGCGGGCGCAAGGCCAAGGAGCAGGTCGTTAAGACCTGTTGCCACGGTCAACTCTCGGTCAATGCGGGCAATGTATGCTTCGATCTGGAACTGTGGAATGAACGGCTGGATGGCACGGAGTTCGTTGCCTGGTCCAGGCGTTGCCACGCGACCCGGCTTTGGCAGCGCGTTTGGCGGTACCTCGTCAGGCGCTTCGGCTCCGACCAACTGCCACATCTGTCCACCGACGATGGACTGGATCATCTGCGCCATTGCAGTGACCCGCTCGTCCTTCTCGCGGAGGAGCTGCTCAGGATCGTAGAGCGCAGGCTTGCCGTATGGGCTGCCTGGGATCTTGCCGTTTGGCAGGTGGATGTACGGGATCTGTCCGCCGTACTCTGGATGTGCCTCGTTTTTGACGAGGGTGTTGCCCACGTAGATAGCGTTGTACACCAGCGGCGCCTTGCCTGGGCCAGTGGCGACCTTGTACCAGTAGTCGTAGACTTCAATCTGCATCTGCTCGTAGGCAGTCTCGCGTCGGAGCGGGTTGCGCTCAAAGGCGTTTGCCCACACGTTGCCGATTGGGTCGTCGTGGCTGCCACGGCTCGTGTAGGGGAACCACTTCTCACCCTGCTTGACAGGAATGACGTTGACGCCGTAGTCCTCTTGGATGGACTGTGGCGACATCCCGTAGGTGTAGAGTGCCCAGTCTAGGCGGTTGTAATCGCTGTTGCCGAAGCCGAGGTAGAGGTTCTCAGGGCGCTCAATGATGGAGACCTTTGGCACGCGCTCAATTGGATCCCAGTAGACCTTGGCGGCGGTGTGCCCGTAGAGCTCCTTGAGGAGCGCCGCCTGCTCCATCTGAAGGTCCATATCGTTGGCTTCCCACCAACGGAAGTAGATCTGTTCGCGTCGCTGCGCTGCCTGACGATCCTCTGGCGTGCTGCCAGTCGGGACGTAGTTGATGACTGGTCGCACCGCCTGAATCGCCGCAGGGATCTGGACGTAGGCGTGGTGGATGTTGACCGAGACGTGGGCGCGGCCAGCGAGGCGTGCGCTTGGGTCATCGGACCAATGGTCGGCACCGCCGAGGGTGACGGTCTCTGGGTGGTAGAGGTTGTCCATACGGCGGAACAGCGCCTTCAGGCGGTTCTGCTCTGGATCGACCAACTGCTTGCGACCAAGGATCTCTTGGAGGAGCGTGTAGTCGTCGCTGTTCTTTGGGTCAATCTCCTGCGCAACGAGCGAGGACTCCAGCATCTTGAGCGAGGCTGCCTCTGATGGCGACAGCTTATCTACGTTTGGCTGGATGCGGAGTGTGCCCTGACCGCCACGGAGACCAGCGCCGAATGCACCAGGTGCACGCTTGCTGCGGTCTGCGTCAATGTTCGCCTTGAAGTTAATGCTACCGCGTGCCGAGATGCCATCGTTTGGCGTCCCGTTAGGAGCGGTCTGAACCTCCCCACCGAAGACATTGCGCTTCGTTGGGGATGTGGCAATCGGCTTGCCCTTCTCTACTGGGGTGAGGATCTGCTGACCACGGCGCATCTTTGCCGCTTTGTCCAGCGCCTTGCCAATAGATGCAATCTGTTCTGGCGTCGCTACATCGGGGTCGGTCGTATACTGCGCCGGTACGCCTCTCGTACCCTCAAACGCCGCTGGAATCTTACGAACTTTAGCCATCAGTCACTTGCTCCAAAATAGGTGAAGGTTGGATTCTCCACGCCCTTCTCAGGATTCCGCAGCGCGTGTCGCACCGCGATTGCCAGCGCCATTACGGCGTCTTGTTCTAGTTTCTTGTCGTCTAGCCGATACGCTAGAAGTTGTCGCTTGAGTTCGTCCCAAACACCGCCGACTGGCAGTTCGATCTGCCCCTTGTCGATGACCGCTTTGAGGTCGTTGAGGAGTTCCACCTTCTTCGCCTTGGTGCCACCGAAGTCAAAGCCTCGGAGCGGGCGGATCATTGAGAACTCCTGCTGGAAGAGCCTGCCGCCAAGACCAGTGGAGTCCACGATGGTCGTGCAGAAGGCGCCGTCTTGGCTGTAGAGGAGATGGCCCTCGCGGACCATATTCACCACCGCAGAGATGCTCTGCTTCCCGCCGCGCTTCCTGACCCGCACGCCGCGAATCTTGGATCGGCTGGTGATGTCCAGCGTGATCGCCCACGTCGCATCGTGTGAGATGCCGGGATCTACGCCTTGGATGTAGCGGTGGTTCTTCACTGGCTTCACGTCATCCTCTAGCGGCTTGTATGCCGCGAGGATTGACTGGCTCCAGAAGAAGGCATCCCTCGCCTCGATGAAGTATCCGTCAATGTTCTGTGGGATGAGGTACTCCGCCTGTTGGCGGATCACGTCGTCAAAGTTATTCTGTGTCAGACCGTACCCGACGTTGTCCCTCGTGGAGAGGCGGAAGGAGATGAACTTGTCATCTCGTGATGGGTTCTCTGGATTCCCGCGTTCCCAGAGTTCTGCGTAATCGTTGATGCCCTCGCTCGGTG